TGTTGCCATTATTTACTCCGTAGCAGACTATTACCCGCCACCATTGCCGCCGTAGTCATTGAATGGGTTAAACGTTTGAAAAAGATCATCTCTTGGGGTTGGCATGTACTGGTCGCCGGGGTAGACCTCATTGCTGATGCCGCCATTTGGCGCTCTGGGCGCGTATTCATTTGGGTTTGGCATATACGGCGTATACGGATCAACACTGTAGCCGGGCTGTTGCGGCGGGGTGTATGGATCAACACTGTAGCCGGGATATATTGGGTCACCACGGTACGGGTCAGTCATGAAAGGCCCACGCCGCTCTGGAATACGCTCTGTTGGGAAACGATTGTCAGGGAACATACCGCCGGGGCCATACACGCCCCCGCCGCCATCACCGCCATACGCAATAGGTTGTTGTGGAGGGTATAAGTCCCTCTGCATCTGCGCAATAGACGAGCCGGGGTTTTGGTAACCTTGACTTGGGTCGTCCTGTGGGCCAATCCCAATAGGTTGCGATGGAGGGTAATAGCTTTTGTCCACTGGTGTAATGTAGCGCGGTATGCGGTCAATCGGATCTTCAATATACCCGGGGCGGGGCAAGCGAGGAGGGTTGTTGCCTTCACGCGGTATGCGGTCCTCCATGCCAGCTACACCATACCCAAATGGCGGCATACGTGAAGGTATGCGGTCCTCCATGCCAGCCACGCCATACGAAGATGGCATTTGTGAAGACATTTGGCTTGCCAGCCCAGCCATAGCGCCGGGGTTTGTCGCAGACGGGGTGTATGGGCCTTGCATTGGGGCAACACCACCATAAGCACCACCCATGTCTACGCCAACGCCTGGCATGCGGTTAGTTGCTTGGCCTTGCAATTCAGCAATCATACCTCGTGAGCCCGGCATCTTACTTAACAACATGCCAAGGTCTTCATACGGAATACCGGCGTTATTCAATTGAGATAGCGTAGAGCCGAGTGGCTTGGTGCTACTATTGATATGGGTTGCCAAAGCAGTTAGCTCTTGTGGCGAATAGTTTCGTGAGAAACCTTTTGAGATTGTGCTTGCCATTGGGCCAAGTTGCTGTAGGGGCCTATATCCTGGTGCTGGATCCATGAGATTCTCCAAGTTGAAGTGTGAGATGCAATCAGCGCTGCATCATGAGGTAGTAACGCATTTCATCTAAGCTCGGCATTTGTGTTACTGTACCACCGTTTGCCATTTTTATAAAGGCTTGATCTGGTTTTTTGACAGACCCACCAGATTTATAGCCTGGGATTGTTTGGCCCGGCCCGTTTAAGATATGCTCTTTGGCCGCAGGCGTAAAGCTGATCTCGTGATAGCCATTGACCATTTTAGACGTTACGCCGGGAATCTTAAGTAAGGGCTTAAGCCCTTCTTTGACAATAGCTTGATCGTATATGGGCGTAAACTGCGTAGGCTTACTGCCACGCTCACCAGCAATAGACAACGCAGTAGGCAAGTAAATTGTGTCTGCGCCAAGCTCCAAGCCTTTTTGAATCGCAGCCTTAAACATAAGGCCATGCACTTGGTGTAAGTGTTTGACTTGCTGCGCAGATTTTTGTGCGTCTGACTGAATCTCTTCAATCACGTAGCTATTAGGCTCAGTAGCAAAATACTGACCTGTCCAGTCTCCTTTGCCATTGGGATTTAATTTATACGTCTTAAGGGATATAGGGTCAGCATGGTTATACGTGCCGCGAAAGTGACCCATTACGCCATCAGGCGCCTCTGGGTAATGATGGTATGTGCCGCGTTGATCTGGATGCGACACGCCAAACTCAGCGTACTGATCCCCCATGTCTGGGTCTACCAATCGTTGATCATCGATGTAGCGGTAGGCGTCAGCAGATATGTCGTTGTATTCCATGTAATCATCAACAAAAGCTTGTATAGCATTTTCATATGCTGTGTCATACGCATCTGCGTACTCATACATGTCTTTAATGCCTAATTTGCGCAAGGCTTTTTTAGCAGAGGCTGGAAATGAGTCAAAGTCGTCGCCATATGTATAGCGCGCATCAGCCCAAGCGCTAATCTCAGACTCTTTTGTAAAGCCTAGCGCCTTGGCAATAGGCGTGGTATCATCATTAAGTTCTTCCTCCGCAAGGTCTCTAATATGCACATTGTCAACTGCAGCGCCTACCAAATCTACAATGTCGTAGCTTGAAGGTAGCAATTCACGTATAAACTCAGCTTTAGTAATTCTACGTGATGGGTCCATTTGCTCAAATGCCATGAGACCTGTACGTAAGCCTTCTTGCGTTACGCCGGGTAAGCCTCGAACTTGCTGTAAAAAATTACTAACAGGCTGTGTGTCGGGGCCTCTAAGCGCTTCAGCGCGTATTGAAGGCTGTATATTTAAGTTGCCTAATGGCACGCCTCTAACTGCAGACGCCCCGCCTGGGCGAAAGGGCCCGCGTCGTGGAGGCGGTTCACCTAGAGCAGGCGCTTCACCCGGGGGACGTGGCGCCACATTGTAGTGCTCATCAACAAGGCGAGCCAGTATCTCACGCTGTGCGTCATCAAAGCCTTCCCATTCGCCTATGCGGTGATTCCGAATTAAGTGCACAATACGTGGAAGGTCTTCACGATCATTGACACTGGTCAGGGTATCAAACAGCGCAACCACGTCGCCCTCATCAGCAGGTGTTAAGCGATTGGCAAGTTGTGGCGTGCTTGCCAATTGCATATTAGTAGGGACGGGGAACCGGTCAGCTATGTTTGCAGGTTGCGCAGCCGGGGCAGGCGCTTGTAATGCGTTATTTACAAATTGCAATGCGTCAAGCATATCACGAGCCACGATCTCACGCTCAAACATAGTTAAGCCATTGGTAAGATCCTGCATTGTGCCTTCACGTATTTCAGTGGCGAATACGTCTGGGTGTGGCAGTTGTCGTGCCAAAATAGTAGCGCGATCAGCACGCTCATTGAGCATATTCCAACGCCCGGGCTCAACATGCTCTACTAACTCGCCTCTTGGCATTTGCTGCAGTGTGGCCTCAGGCGTTTGACGCGCAACAGCTGTTTCAATTTGGTCTGCCAAGTCATACAGCGCAAGTTCTACAATGTGACTTTGCTGTGTATCTGCAGCTTCACGTAGCGCAATAGCGTAGCCTGTAGGGTCAAGCCGTGGGTTAACGTTTTCAGCAACGCGATGCGCAATAGTGTCTATGCGTTCAGAGTTTTGTACGCTATTGAATTGCGCGGTCTCACTGACTATGCGATTCAAGATACCTGGGAAGTCAATTGCAGGGGCTTGAACCGGCGCAGGCAAGTTTGCAGGATGGTTAGGCTCAGGCTCTAGGTCATCAAATAAATTGGCCAAGGGGTCTACAGGCGCAGCAACAGGAGCTTCACGCTCACGTGCTCGGCGCTCATTGAAGTCTATGATGCCATCAAGGTCATTAAGGTACTGACTAAGGCCTTCGCCTAGCGCGTTGCTAAACTCGCTAAAGCCATTTGCAAACGTTGCCTCGTCGTTCCGCAGTGCTTCGCGGAAGTTAAGAAGTGAGTCATGTAAGTCTTCAGCGCGAACGCCTTCTAAAAACTCGCCTATACGACCTTGCACAACGCTGCGTAATGTGTTGCCTAGGCGGTCAGTATCTACGAAGTCAATAGCATTGCGTAACGCGGCATCCATGCTGTCACGCAATGCAATGGTGTCGTCAGGTCGTACAATAGGGGCCTCAGCGCGTACTGCAACGGCGCGTGTAGGTGCTATTGCAGTGTCAGACGCGTCGCCCCACGCTTTGGTGATGTCTTCAGGCAGTGCAAAGCGGGGTAAGTCATCAAAGATCAGACTCATCTGCTCCATGCTAAGTCCAGCCTTTCGAGCAAGACTCTTTAAATTCGAAGGCTCCATTGTGTCGTAAATGCCGGTATGATCTATAAGATTCTCACCTATACTTGCAATGCTGTCAGCGCGGCTATTCAAGTAATCCCTAATTGCTGGGGCGTACGTGGGTTCCACTTCGCCATTTTTAACGCCTGACGCGTAGCCAATGCGATATCGTTGCTGCCCGCCACTGCCAATGTGTGACTTCAGAAATTGCAAGGTGGCAACAGGCCTACCGGTCTCTAAGCTACGAACTGTCGCAAGCTCATTACCTTCATACAGACCTCTAACATACGAGGTTATTTGGTCGCCTGCATTTGGATTAGCTTTCCCTGTGATTATGTCAATGATAGGCTCATAGGTTTGACTCTTACCCGTAAAGATGTTAGTTTTATTGTTTGCTGCGGACCCGCCTTGCCCAACGCAATGATCAAGGACCGCGGTGTCTTCACTTACACGAGCAATGGCAACGTCTTGCGGCGTATCTTTATTCAACTCAATAACACCGGCATTGCCAAAGGTCATGTTATTAGGCACGTCACGCTGCAATACGGCACGTAAGTTGTCTTCAACTGTTGCAATGTATTGCGCTTCTTTGACTTTATTTTCTGCTTCAAGCTTAATGCGTTCTTGTGACTTACCACGCACAAAGTTCTCAACCGTAGTCTTCTCAACCTTGTCAATAGGTATCTTACCCGACATGACGTCGTCGTAGAACGTACTGGCAATCTTATCAAACCCTGCATCACGCAAAGCGTTAGAGCTCCCTTGATATACCAATGCTTCGTCAGGCGTCTTGGATAGCGTGGGATAGAATTGTCGTGACGGGTAGTCTACATTGTCCTTTGCCTTAGCGGCAGTGGTTGGGTATGCGGCAGCATCAGTGATGTCTTCATACATCGCGCCCAATTGTAAATTGTCAACTTCTTTCTGCAGCTTATCACGTGCAGCAGCTTTGGCGCGTATTGGATTAGTTAACGCGGCGTAGTCTGGCAATTGCGCGGGGTCTGTCAAGCCTTGGGCCTCTGCTGCAATGGCCAATTCGCTACGACGAGTTTCTAATTCTCTAAGCTCATCTCGTGCATTGCGCAGTTCACGCTCTTTGTTGTCAATCAACTTTTCAAATGACCCGCCAATTGGATACCCGCCTTTTGTGCGATTGGATTCAGCATCAGAAAATCTGTCGCCTCGCATGTCTTTGATTACGTCAGTTGGTAGCATTGTCAAGCCTTGGCTTGCAAGCTTAACCAATGGGTCGCCCTCGGTGCCTACGTTACGCTCAATGTAATTGGCATATGGGCCTGTGAGCCATTTCATCGCGGCAAGGTGGCGCTCTTTCAATACAGAGGATACAGGCATACCGGATGCTTGACCTTCAGGCGTTTGCACCAAAAAGTCGTCCATTATGCCCAATTGCATTTGTGCTTTGGATTCATAATCTGCATACTTATTGTTGAATGCTTCTCGCGCATTCCACGCGTCCGGCGCGTCTGGGAACATCTGCTGAATGCGTGCAGTAAAGTAATCATCAAACGCGCGGGCTGTTTGTCGCTCGTTTGGGTCATTAGTCTTTAAGTTCTCAGCAATGCCTAATAATTCAGTAGGCTTAACGTCGGTGCTGTAAGGCTGAGCAAACTCATTACGAAGTAATGCGCCTGTAGGATCTTTTGGGTATTGGAAGTTAGGGTCAGAGCTTGTGCGTGTTGGTGCTATAAGCCTTGAGCCTTTAGGCCGCACAGCATAAAGATTGGTATCAGGCGTAAGTGCGCTAGGCATACCAGGAATAAGACTCTTGCCTTCTGCCGTACGTGCAGCTGTGATGTCGCCAATGTCTTGTGCTACGCCTTGAAGCTTTGCGCCGTATGTAGGCTCATTGGTGACGGGGTCTAAGCGTTGAAAGCCTGACTGCGCATTACTAAAGTCTGTAGGTATGTCGCGGACTTGGCGCCCTACACGTGTAGCCTCCGCGCCCATGACCCGTACGTCGTTAGGCGTAAACATAGGACGAGGCGATACAGGTGCGTGTCCCGGCATACCAGAGCCCGGGCCTGCAGATGGAAGATGCATGGCGCCAAACGCGGAGCCTAAGCCCTCTTCAAAGTTACGCATCACCGGAGTTTGTGGTTGCTGATAGAACTTAGCAGCCTGCTCAGGCGCGTCGGGTCTCACCATCCGGTCTCTTGCTTCCTGCGCCGAGGCCTCATCACCCATGGCGCCATACATTAGCTCCGCGCCCTTTGCCTGCACGTTACCTATTGCACCGGCATAAGCACCAACAAACGGGCTGGCCATGTTGGCGCCAATCTTACCTGCGTCCCTCATCATCAGCTGCATCATCAACGGATTGTAGTTGTTGGCTATGCGCTTAAACGTATCAGGGATATGATCCAATGGGCGTGCAGGTGTAGGCTTTGGCACCGGCTTACCATACCCAGGAATTTGAGATGCAAGAGGCGACTCGTCGCGTTGGGACAATGCCAAGCGCATTTGATCGAGGCTTGCCTCATCATCACCGGGTGTGTAATAGCCTAACGCATCATATGCCATATGGGTTCACTCTCCGAGGTCGGTCTTCGTCATACGAGTCATCTGGATTGTACACAGGATCTATGGTTATGAACCCCATGTCTCGCAAAACTCTTAATGCTTGTGTGGTCGAATCCACCAAGTCATCGTGTCGTACCTCGGGAAATGAGCATAGTTGACTGATAAGAGGCTCTGCCCAATCACGTGCGCAGTTCGGATTCACCGTTGACTCGGGAATATACACACGGCCCTTGGCAATGATGGGTGCCACGATATTGAGGCGTGTTGTCTTGTCGGCGTTGCCGGGGTTGTAGCTTCTAACGGGAAGTCCGGCGCGCTGCAAGTCTTGGATAAGGGAGATACCGGCAGACTTGTCTTCAATCAAGATCAGGTCTACCTTTTTCCCGTGACCGAATTCATTCTCATCACCGTAAATTGCCGATGACTCCTCCACGACTTTAGGTCTAAGATCTGGGTACTGCATGTACTCCTCCCAGCAGTCGATGAGCATGACAGCCATAGACTTATCGGGACTTGGCTTAAAGATTCCCCACACTGTACATGCGGTTGGATCGTTCTTGGTCTTGTCGGACGTGGCGCAGTCATAGGATTGCACGACATACTCAAAGCGGGGCAGCGGCTTCTCATGTGGCCAAAGCCTGAACCAATCCCGCTTCACGATACCCGCCTCCTCAGGGTCTATGATCTCGGCGTGGATCTCTTGGCGCCCAAGTGTAGTGCCTTCATACTGGAGAATTTGAGCGCGGAAGGTCGGGGCGAGGTTATGGAGGTTATCATACGTACTGGCTGTGGTGTACACCACATCCTCACCATGCCTGTTGACCAGATCCACAATTAAAGGCTTTGGCTTTGGCGTTGTGGTGCATATCATGCGGGGTTGATCGCCTAATCGCATACCAAATTGGATCATGTTCCAAGCTTCATCAAGGTAGTCCCATGCAGCCAACTCGTCAAACCAACCCCCATGGAACTGAGGTCCGCGGAAGCGTGAAGGCTCTGATGCCGGTATCCCCTTGATGAGGGAGCCGTTGATCAGGTAGATCTCGTGAAGTGATCGTGTGTAATGGTGCACCAACTGCTCGGGGATTATGCACATGAGACCTGAGTCGCCCTCAAAGCACACGTCACGCACATCAGAAGATGTGGGCGCTGAGACTAGCCAACGAGTCTTGGGGTTGCGCCACGCTTGCCACCAAGTCCACTCAGCAGCGGCACGAGTCTTACCTGCGCCCCGCCCCGCCAGTAAGAGCCAAATGTTCCACCACTCGCCTTTGGGCGGGATCTGATGGTCGTTGGCTATTGTAAGCCACTTTTGTCGAGCCTTGTGCGCAGCTTTATGCTCAACATCCATGACATTGAGATCAGGACCTTGGCGGATTCGATCCGCGAACTCACTTGCTCTTGCCTGACTTAGCATCTACTTGGCGCGTTGCTAACAGATCATCCAACAACGCATTGGAGAAGTCATGAACCATGTCGACTTGAACAGGCCCATCATTCTTACCTGTGACCTCAAGTTTGGAGTTCTCACGATACTGGTCGGGGAACCTTGCAGCCATGGACCGTGACCAGAGCCCAGTGTTGAGTCTCGGCCCGCCTGGGTTCTCAATCATATGATTCTGGGCTAATTCTTCCCAGTGAGCAAGCGCATCGAGTCGTGCTTGATCAAAGGCGTCTCGAAATTCCTGATGCGCGCCAATCCAAGCGTTCATGTTATGCAGCCCAATGTCCAGGCGCGAACAGATTTGCCACTTGGATAAACCCTCTTTGCCAAGGGCTACAATTTGATCGCAGTATGCTGGGTTGTACGTCGTAGGACGTCCCAAGAACTTTCCGTTCTTAGATGGTGTCTTAGTAGTCATGATGGGATTGTACCTTGAAATGTGGAGTATGTGTAAATTGAAGCAGGTAACAAAACAGCCGTGGTAACAAACCGCAAAAACTCTCTTTATAGAAAGTGCATATATACCATATCTCTATATCTATATTCTCTATATAAATATATATACTGTTACTACTGTTACTATGTTACTAATCAATACCAGCAATGGTTCGAGAGGTAACGTGTCGTAACACCTAGTGGCCCTGTAACAGCGGTTTTATACACACTTTGTGCACTTATCACGTGTTTTGAATACTTTCTATTTCTGTTTCGTTTTGTAGTACTTGAGTTAACGATCCGCGACGCGGGCGTGATAACATTATCATTTGGAACATCAAAAGCTACCATTCTGCTCCAATTCACGCTGCATTGCAGCCTCAGTCTTCGTGACAATCTGTGACCAAGTAACATTATGGCGTACGTTTTCAAGCGCATCCGTCGTGATAAGCGTGGTATATCGCACCGGTTTCCCGTTGACTTTGATCAGCTTGCTAGGCTCAAGCTCTCCATGCGCCTGCCG